CTCGTCTTGATGTCTGGGCAAGGGAGTGCACTGCCTAAGTGCACCCCCTAGAGTAAGAGTTGAAGCCCCTACTCAGTGTGCTGGGATTTCACCAACACAATGAATAGAAACAAATCTCCGATATCCAGGAGACACAACTCTTCTCCCTTGTGGGCTCCTTACGGAAACCCATGACCTACTGCCTTAAGCAGCAGGCCCCCACCTCGTCTTGATGTCGACGGACTGAGGACGTCCATAACGTTCTAAGTGCTTCACATCATGAAAGGGTTCGGGACCTCTCTTGAGGAAGAACTTCAGTAGTGCACCTTCTCCAGAAATCAAAGATTTCGGGCTAGGAGCACTCACCATCAATCCCCGGACTAAGGGGCGATGGAGGGTCTTACAGATTCGTTGAGTTTCATACCCAAGGAAGCTGTTTCGACCTAATACAGGCGATGTTTCAGCGACAGTCGGAAGAGGGGCTAGCCTCCTCAGATGGTTGTCGAGGAACTCTGCTGTCTTCCATAGACCCGCTCGATAGAGCTGATTTCTGAAAGAGTAGCATGAGATCATCGCACGAACGTCACCACGTTGCGAAGGAAGATAGCGGCGGAGATAAGTGACAGAAACGTCACTCCCACCGTAATAGTCCTTACCGCAAGACTCCCTGAACCTTCCGGTCCAGAAAGACTTGCGTGCATTAACTTTAAGCCCATAACGGGTCAAGTTAGCAACAACGTGACGCACTAAATCTACGGGGACAATGATATCATCACCGTAGACGCGCACCTTTCTAAGAAGACTGTTAAGGTCTTTCTTAGTGAGGGGTCGGTTAAGCTTTTCTTCAAACGCAATACAGATAATGGTCAAAAAGACCATTGCCTCTATTGGGAAGCACAAAGCTGAACCCATAGACGCGAACTTGGTAAGGGAAATATTCCCAAAACCAGGAACGTTTGCTCGGATAGAACGACAAGCCTGAACCGCACCAGAAAGGTGCGGATAAGGTTTTAACATCCTAAGAACGAGCAAATTGGAAACACGGTCACTAGCCTCAGAAAGGTCAATAGTCGCAAGACTACCGTCTTCTGAGCCTATCCGAGCTAAAACCTGATTAGGTTCTTGCTTGGTAAAGCCGATCGCTCCTTGCAGAGTGTCACTCTGCTCGAGGCGAGGCACAATTATTTCCATTAAAGCCTGTTGCGTATATTGCATACACGTAGGCTCAATGGCTATAATACGTGGTGTTTTCAACGTTTTAGGGACCGAAACAACCTTTACAGGTTGTTCGGCCTCAGGTTCGACGAAAGTAACACCGTCTAGGACATACTGAAAGCCATAATTGGCTATTCGGTAGTCTCCTGAAGGGAAGTACTCTTCAAGGCGGGTGTGCCAGGTGTCGAAGTCGAACTTACCGTTACCGGTAGTTCGATCTGCGGTTTTACCTGGTCCGTGACGGGGGACAAGATGGCCATCATAAACCTTGCGGTCAAGGTGGCTACAATCAGTACCCCAAAGAAGATCAGAAACACGTCCAAACCGATTGAGTAAATCGAGCTGAACGGTTTCAGACCAGTCACGTACTTCGTTCTCACACTGGACGTAGGTTTCATAGGCTTTCCTTTCTCGCTCTTTCGAGCAGTCGAGGAGAACCTTCTTAAACAGCAGAGTTATCTGCCGGATAAAGAAGATTGCCGTATGAGACGGATCGTTCAGTAACCGACCACTACTACGATCGAACACTTGCTCAAGGAAACCTCCTAAAAATAGGGGGAGACCTCGACATCTCCGAAAGCTCGGAAAAGTCGCGTGAGCTACCAAACCTTCATCGAGAGATCTTTCGAAATCTGCGGTGAAAGTTGGAAGGGTGATCGTTAAAAACGAATCACCTTCGTGTTCAAAACGTCTAAGGATATAATTCATATCCTTAGTGGTGCAAGTGCAACACCAGGTACTTCCATCTTGAAGTACCCGCTGCATAAGTTCCATTGGACTACTCATAGGGGTGTTATCCTCTGCGAGCGGGCCTCCTAATAAATTAGGTGATGCCCTCCTTAGTCCACATGGACCCTCTTCACTGACCGAGTTTGTCTCAACGAGACACCTCGAAGCTGGTGTTTAGACCTCGCCACCCAAAAGCTGGGTGACTTTGGATCCAGACCCTGCCGTGAGGTACAGAGTCAGTGCATCCACGATCTGCTTTTGTTCCACCACGGTAAATCCCGTGATAGGAATATCAACGACCAGATAAGCACTCATCGAGTACAAAATATTCTGGGCGGAGACAAGCGGATCAGCAGCGATCTTCCTGAAATCAAGCCGACAGCTTCGACGAGTACGCTTAGCAGCATACTGGTTGGAGACCGAAAGCTTGACATTTCCGTCGTCTTTAGTAAAGACGCCAGAAGCAGGGTTGAAGCCAGTTCGCGGAAGCGAATTGGCGACAGCATTGATCGTAACTGATTGTGGATCGGCGAAAGCCATGGGACAGAACCTATACAGAATTTTCGCGTAGTCACACAGTGTGACTACCGACCTGGTAAATGCCAGGAATTTTGTATTGCTCAACCTTTATTGATTGAGAGCGGTTGCTTGGAAATTCCAAGGGCCGCTATGACTGCCCACTGCTTAGCTGTAAAGGCCGCAGTGTTCAATCCGAACCCATATGGTGTTCCTATAGTACGTTGCTTTGAAATAGCACGTCGCGATTGAGTAAGATCATGAGTCCGTCCATCGACGGTCTTAAGATCTCTCAAATGCCACGTCTCTATGTTGGAAATTTGTTCCATCATATAGGCGTACTTTAGGACAAGGCCGTCGTTGGCAAAGGCTGACCAGTTGTGAATAACATCACCTCCGGTAGTCACCCAATCGGCAGCCCAGGACCAAGGGGTCAATTTCCAAACTAAATCTGGCGTCAAACGTAGGCCAAAGAGCCTATTAGCATACGCTTCAGTCTGTTTAGCCTTATTCAAGGCGGTCACGAACTCATTATCACCCGGAAGAATGGGTGGCAAGTAGTAGGTGAAGGCAGCTGAAAGCCATTGCTTCTTTGACGTTTGAGTTACTTTGTCAATTCGACCATCCTTGGCAACTGTCCAAGTCGGAAGGGCAGGATCCCCATAATATAGGGAGCCCCCCGATATGGCAGTTGTATTGACTTCGGGAAAGTGGTATCTACGACGGAGAACGCGGTTAGCGCCTCTAGCGTAGTTAGCCATCTGTCTTGCAGAGTCTCTGGCAGTGCCAAAGAATTTATGCAAATCAGAAACAAATGGCACCCAACCAAAAACGCCATTCAAGTACTCATCCGCAGCAGAACGACTAAGCTTGTCAAAATTGGCACGCTTAGCGTTGTTGCGAAAGTTGAGTGCTCGAGTACGCCAATGGTTGATCTCAGGTAAACGGGGAAGATCCCTTAGTTCACCGAGAAACTGACCCATCCCAGCTAATGGATTTGTCGGAAGACTACGGGCAATAGCCTGAGTCCCCAACGCATCCATCTGGCTCTTAGACGTCAGAGCTGGAGCTTGATCAATCGTAAAAGGTAAATTACGATCCCAAGCATACAGCTTACCGATGTATTCGAACCAGGCACCACTCGTCTTTGGACCGTTCGAAATGCTGATTTGTTCACCAGCACCTCGACAGTCCACAGAGATAGTGCTAAAGCTACCGCCTATGTCCTCTCGATTACGTTGCAAGAAGCGACGCTCACGATTGGTCAAATTGGAAATTTTATTTCCATGGGAGACGGTAACCTGGGAGTAACCAGTGCTACTCAGATACACATTTTGTGCAATACGAGTAGGGCCATCGTAAGTGTTGGCGTAATTCGGAAGATCCGGATAGCGCTCAACACGCGAACGGCGTGTACTGGTTACCATAAGTCACCTCCATTAGGGTAAACGTGTTGAAATAAACACGTGGTGTTGTACCGTAGCACTGGAGCCCCCTAGG